ATTATATTACGAAAGTATTAATTTGTCAAGTAAGTTTTTCAAAATTAAATAATTGATATTGAAAAGTTGCTTGAGCTGTCATGTATTCTGTATCTGTTGCATCATTTGTATAATTAAGACCTGATAAAGAAACAGGATATACATTTTCAAATGCTATATTTAAAACTGGATTATTTTTATTTGATAAAATTGTAAGGGTTGCATCAGAATACATTGCACTATCAGGTGTTCTAGGTTTTACAGAATCAGATGCTGTTTTAGCTCGTGTTTCAGCTGTTGGAAATCTATCTGTATTATCTTCTCTAAAACTTTTAAATTGTTGTCTATCTTTAGGGAAACCAATTGCACGAATCCATTTATGTAATTCTTGATAATTTTCTAAATTCTCATCTACTAAAAATGTAAGTTCTAAATTTTCAAAAGTTACTTTATCGGGTAAAACTGGAATGTCTTTGAAAGGTGTAGGAAATAATGCCTCACCCATATTGATACCTGGAATATTACATGCCGTTGTGAAGAATTGTACTTTAGGTAATTGTAATATAGAAAATCTAAACTGCGTTGGTGCAGAATAGTCTATAACATCTGGTTGTCTTGATAATGCATTTAAGTCTGTCATACTATTATTTATAAACAAAAAAAAAGGGGAGCGAACTCCCCTTTTTCGTGGTGTGGTAGTTAAAATTACATTAAGTTAGCGACTTTAACTCTTCTGTAATATTGGTTAGTTTCTTTAGTAAATGCAGTATTTGAAGAACCTGCATCGTTGTTGTCAGCTAGAGCACCAGCATCTACAGCGAATGGGTTATCAATCATACCGTATCTAGTTTTGAAACCAATTTTTGGTTGGAATGTTTGCTCACCAACTGCTCTCACCATTTGTAGTGGAACATATGGGCAATAGAAAGTACCAGCATCGTAAGGTGAAGTACCTTTATATCCAACAACATAGTATTGACTTGCAGCTACATTGGCAGCATATGGGTCAACATATACTCTGTAACGACCATTCATTACACCAGCGAAAGTGTTTTGAGTGTCATCTACTTGTAAGTTGTTGTTTAATGCAGGAGTGTAATCTAAAATACCAGCCATTTGTAATGCAGAAGCAACATCAGCAGAACATAAGATAATGTTACCTTTGCCTCTTCTTGTTTTTTGACCGATAGCGTTAGCATCTCTTTCTATTTGGAACATTAAACCTTTGAATTTTTCAACAGACCATCTACCGTTAGAATCTGTGTCTAAATCAAAAGTACCAGCAGTAGTAGTGTTTACAGCAGCACCTTCAACGGCAGTTCTGTAAATTCTTCTAACTACTTCTCTGTTGATTTCAGCAAGAATCTCTGCAGATAGAATGTTAGCTAATTCTGTTTCTGCATCAAGACCATGAATCGCTTTTAAGTCTTGAGCAAGTTCCATTGTGTATTCGGCTTTTAAAGCTCTTGATTTCGCAGTAACAGTTGATTTCTCGATTGAGAAAGCCATTTGAGCGAAATTGTTTTGAGAACTATCACCTAATGCTTCAGCCTGTGCAGCAGTCATACCTTGTGAAAAAGTATAAGTACCTTCTGGTGAATCATTCAACACACTTGGGTTAGTACCTTGTTGTGCAGATGTTAGTCCAGATGATGCGTTGTCAGCAGAATGTTCTGCATCAGCTTCATCTACTAATGCTTCAGCACCAGACTGGTCATCGAATCTTGAACGCATTGCGAAGATTAAACCAGTTGGGCCAGTCATTGGTTGCACACCACAAATGTCATATGCAATCAAGTTTGGCATAGCTCTTCTAACTAATGAAATTAAGATTGGGTCCCAGTTAGCCATTGGGTTTGCACCCGCAGCTGTAGCGTTTACTGGAGCACCTTCAGACAAGAAAGAAGCATCTTCTCGAAGTGCCTTTTCTTGGTTCTCTAATATAACAGTGGTTACGGCTCTCTTATACGCATCGTTGATTTTTGGTAAATCAGGATGGTCTAATACGGGCTGCCACTTTTCTTGTAAATGTTGTGTTTGAAACATTTTGTTTCTCCTTATATCTACTTTTATTTATATAATTTACTTATTTACTGCCCTTTTATGGGTTTTTTGAATCGCAGCCGTGTATGCCGCCATTGCATCAGAAGAATCAATTTCATTTTCTGTATTTGTTTCTTCAGACAAAACCTGTTCTTTCTTCTCTTCAGTAGGGAAGTAAGAATTTTTTAATGTAGCTAGTTTATCTTTGAAAGAAGCTTCATCAGCGAATTCAACATCTTCAGTTAAAGATTTAAATTTTTCTTTTTCTGTTTCAGCTAAACCTTTTGATACTTCAGTAATCATAGATTCTCTGACTAGTTCACCGATTCTATTGGATTTAGTTTTAGTATTTTCCATTAGGTCGTTAACTTTTTTCTTTAATTCATCAATCTCTAAAGATTGTGCTTCAAGAATATCGTATTTTTCATCAGGAACATCAATGTAATGGTCTTCAAAAAGAGTTTTTAAACCTGTGATAAAGTCTTCAGCAATTTCGCCTTTTAGACCTCTTTCAATCGCAAGTTGATTTTCTTTTTTCCACTCTTCAGTTACATAGTTTAGATAAGAGTCAACTTTGTCAACCATATCTTCTTTTGCTTCCTGAAGTGATTTTTCATGGTCTTCTTGAAGAGTATCTTCAATCTGTTTGATTTTTGATGATACTGCAGCTTCAAAAATTGTAGAAGCTTTTGCTTTAAAGTCTTCAGAAAAGTTTTCACCTTCTACTAAAGCGTCAACATCTTTTTTGACATCAACTTTATAGTATTCTTTTTTAACCTTTTCATCTACTTCTTCTTCATCTTCTTTTTCATCATCATGAGCCACTTCTTTTTTCATAGCATCTTTCATACCATTATACATGGCGACTAACTCTTTTTTTGTATGTTTGTCATCTGTCATGTCTTTCATAGCAGTAACGAGTTCGTCTTTTTTCATTTTTTCAGGTTGCATTTCCATGTCTTCTTCTTTACCATGGTGACCCATGTTTAGAATTTTCATATTTTCAGCCATAACTTTTCTTTCGATACCGTGTTTGAATTGTACATCGTACCACTCAACAAATCCGTTATCATCAGGAATAGCATGTGATTTTAAAATTGGTTTACCTTTTCCAAAAACTGGGTGTTCTACGACAGTAGCACAATCGTGGTCTTTAGAATGGCATAATTTTCTGATTTCGTCATCAGAGTAACCTTCAGCTTTTACCTTGTCGGCTTTCTCTGGAGCAACTGCACCTTTAGTAGGAGCACTTGAATCTTTCTTGACTTTTTTAGTTGCATCAGGCTCACCAGCCATGTTTGCATCTTTTTCAGGTGTAGGACCAGGAATTTCTTCCGGCTTTTCGCCGTTTTTCATTTTTGGCATAGGGTCTGATTTACCAGAACCTTTAGTAGGAGCATCATGAGCTGCTTCTTCTAATTCTGCCGTTACTTCCTTTTCCAACTCCTCAATAGTTTGGTCTAAATCGGCCATTGGCTTTCTCCTTATTATTCATATATTTATTTATAGTTTTATAACTTTTTAAGAAACTTTGCAAACGCTAAAGATTGAATTCCTGGTATTTTTTTACGCACACCAGTTTCGATATCGTTTACTATCTCTTGAAGTTCAACTTCTTTTAGAAGTCCGTTATCCCAAATCCACTCTTTACCTTCCATAATACCTTGAACAAAGGCATTTGGTGCAGATGGGTCAGCGACTATATCTGCCGCAGCTGCCAACATAAAATCTGGTTTTACATAATTGGCACCATTTTTTTGTTCTAGACTACCCATACCTCTAGATGATACACCAAGTTTACCACCTTCATCCATAATATTTTTAACTATTTTACCCATAGGTGTGTCCATAATTTTGGCTTCACCTATAAAGTCTTTACCATCTTGTTTTAAAGAAGTAACCATGTGTGATACTCTATCTAGATTAACAGTTGGTCCTTCTGGGTGTCCTAGTTCGCCATATGCTCTATTTTCATCAACGAACTTCTCATTATATCTTTGGATTTCTTTTTGTAAAACTTCAACAGGATAAACTCTACCATTACGGTTCTTGATACCACCTTGCATAAAGACACCTTTAATCTTGTAGTTCTTTTTACCGTTATCGTCTTCTTCTTTTAAAAATTTTACATTTTCTAATGATTCAGATATGAGTTTCATAATTCTTCCTTATGTTATATTATTATAACCTGAAACTTTTCTTAATTTTAAAATAATAAATCCAACACAAGCAGCATCGTTTTCTAAATGTATATCACCAGATACACCACTTCCAGCATTATTAGTAATTGGTGGTAATTGTTGACTACCAATATTAAAATTACCATTACCATTTAATGTAAGTGCTGTTACATTTGATGTAGCATGAAATTCTACTTCTAATGTTGAACTTACACTCCAAGTACAAGATACTATTGAAAGTCTAGGGTCAGTTGATGCACCAGCAAGTCCAGATGCATCTACAATTTCAGTTGCAGTTCCATTTGTTCCTGTGATTGTAACATGAACGACCGTTTCAAAGTCTGTATCTTTTAGATTTCTTACTGTGTAAGCCATATTACTTTCCTATCGTTAACATCTCTCGCTCAAAATATTTCATTACATCATTTTTTTGAACTTTGAATTTTTTTGAGGCTAATTCTATTGTTTTCTCAAAACTATTTATAAAATCTGAAGGCTTGGAGTCCATAATATTGAAAATGTAATCAATAGCATTCTTCATTTTAGGTGTTAACCTTTTATATTCTTTTGATTTCTTATGTTCATCTTTCTCGATTAAAGTTGAATATAAATTATCAAACCTCTTCATCGTTTGCCTCTGTATCAGATATATGTTGTGTAACCATATCTTTAGAAATAATTTTTCTTTCATTCTCTAAAGAATCACCAACTTTATCTGACATTACACTTTTAAAATCAGCTTCAGCACTTAAATTATCACCTTTAGTGATATTATCAATTAAACTATTTATTTTTTCTTGACTCATTATCTTCTCCTAATTTATGGTCCATAAGGTCGTTGTCATCTTCACCACCACCTTCTTGGTCAATTTCAGTTTCCATAGATTCTATTTCTTCATCAGTAAATTTAAGAACATTTTTCTTAACCCACTCTTTAGAGAAATATGTACCTACATAACTTTCAACTTGTCCTAACATTTCAAGTCTTTCTCTCATTAACTCTGCATTTTTAAGTTCAGTAAAGTTATTATCTTGTAGAAAGTCATATTGAATATGTTCTTTCATATCTTTCCATTCTTCATCTGCTATCACACCTTTTAACACTAATTGTGTTTTTAGCATATCTGTAAACAATACAGAAAACTTTTTTCTCAATCTAGCAACAAACTTTGTAAATTTAAGTTCATCTCTAGTAATTTCAGTAGAACGACCTAATGAAAATTGTGATTCTGCTTCTAATCTAGAAATAGGTACATTAAGTGAACGATATAGTTTTCTTTGAAAATATGTTATATCGTCAATCTCACCAAGATTCTGTCCACCTGGTAATGTAGTAATCTCTGTACCTCTACCACCTTCTCTTCTTGGTAACCAGAAATCTTCTAACATACTCATTTGATTTCTATCGTCACGAATCTCACCAGTAGATGCATCATATACTAGTTTGTTACGATAGCGATTCATAACATCTCTTAAATATTGTTCTGCTTTTATTTTTGGTAAGTTACCAACATCAATGTAAAATATTCTTCTTTCAGGTGCTCTTGAAATACGATATATCACAACAGCATCTTCTATCATTCTTAATTGATTAACAGGTTTGATTGCTTTATTTAGATATGATAAAACAGTACCCTTGTGCATGTCAATAAGTCCTGAAGGACAATATGATACAGAATCTTCTGTTAACTTCATACCAGTAGAAGTATTATTTAATTGACTACCTGCAGGATTATACAAATAATATGATTTAGCTTCTTTAACTACCTCAACATTACCTTTTCTACCCTTTTGTACTTCACGAACTTTTTTAATTTTTCTTGGGTCTACATATCTAACTTGTTGTAAACCTTTTTGTGGATTTTTTGGGTCAATCACTTTATGATAAAATAATCTACCATCTACATACCATCTTCTAAAAATATCATGAGCTTTAGTATCAAAATCTAATAATCTTAATACAGTTTCAAACTCTTGTCTAATTCTATTTTTAATATTTTGAGAATACTTTAAATTATCAAGAGATATTGAAACACACATATCTCTTTCATCAGAAGCAATAGCTTCACTAACGATATCTTCTATCGCACTATCACATTCTGGTTGTATTGCTATATCTCTATACCTACGAATGAGGTCATCTTCGGTCCTAGAACGACCGTCTGTATCCATTACTGCAGAGTAGAACCCACCACTAACGGCATCATATGTACCGTCATCAGCAGCAGGTTCGACTACTGAAATATTGTCTTTATCTTTTCTTTTTATTTCAAAACCAAAAACATCAACCATAAATAACTCCTACTTTATATTATTTAGTAGAGTTATAGATTGATGCCAGATACTCTAAATGTGTCATAACGCCAAGTAATTTCAAACTCTTCAATTGCATCGTTAGTATCATATGCAAGTTCAATAGGTCCGATTCCTCTAGGGAAACAACCTTCTAATGTGTATTGATGAAGAACAGTATCATCTCTATCTAATTGTTGTACAATCATATCAACTCTGTAATCAGCTGGGTTTGTAGCACCAGTATTGTTTACAGTATCATTAATACCATTCAACCATCTTTCCATTTCTCTTCGAATTGAAAAGTCTGTGTCATTAAATACAGTTGTTGTCCATTCAGCAAATTCTCTTTCACCAGCAACATATAGATTTCTACCTCTGAAAGGAACTGCAATTTCTGTTAGTTCTTGTCCAGGTAAACTTGTTGCTTTACATAAGAATGAAAATTGTTCTGTATTTATAGCAGCAGTTACTACACCAACAGGTGGTGGAAGAATAACTCTAAACTGGTTGGCACGAGCACCACCACCAGCAAGTCTAGCTTTAAAATCGTTAATATTAGCCATCTTATCCTCCTACCTCTGTAAATGCAACGCCTGTTCTAACTGCGATAAAGTTAAGAGTAATGAAGTTAATAGCTCTTGCAGGTTTAATAAAGATATCTGCAACGAACTCATTTCTATCAATGACTTCACCAGTATTGTTTGTTTCATCAGAAACTACTTTGAAATCAGTAATACCTCTTTTACCTTGTATATCTCTCAAGAAAGGCTCTACTAAATTTTTAAATTGAGCTCTTGTAAATTCATCATTGAACTCAAAGAGTTGAAATTTAGCTGCGGTTGCTATTGCTTTTTCTAAAATAATGAACAATCTTCTAACATTAATTCTATCAAAAGCACTTGGTTTTGATAAACCAGTCTTATCACCAAATAATACAGTACCTTGACCTGGGAATGTAACAACTGGGTTAATTCTTGCCTTGTACAATGTATCTCTTTGTGATTGTGTAGGAACATAAGGTAATTTTACAACACCTTTAATTTGGCCTCTGTTGAAACCACCAGGTGAGAAAAATGCCTCTGCAACTTGTTCTGTTTGTGCAACAAGTCCTGCAACATCACCATTAAGAGGAACATATCTATATACATCATTGAATCTATCGTACATATATTTGTAACCAGAGTCAAATACTGCATAAGATGAACTTGTTAGCGTATCAAAAAAATTCTTTACATTTACTGTAATTGTTTCTTGATTAGGTACACCAACTACATCAGCTCTTTCAGGTGATATAAATGTCATACAATCTTTTCTGTTTTCTGATATTGTAATTAAGTTATTTGCAAGTGCTTGACTAGCCTTCGCAGCCATAATTAAATTTACATCTTCAGACTCTGCATCTTTAAAAAGATTATATGCACTTAATTGTTCTCCATCAGTTACTGCATAGTCATCAGTGCCACCAGTAAGTGTTGAAGTTGATATTGCATTTACATCACCACCAGATGCTAATAAGTTATATGCAGTAACACTTTGTACTGATGCATCAGATTTTAAAACGATACCCCAATCACCAGAACCATCTTTCATTGCAGAAAGGTGATTTGTTACATATATGAATTGTGATTCAGCATAAATTCTATCTACATAGAAAAGTGAATTACCAGATGAATCTGTTGCCTCTGGATTTTTTGATAAGAAAGCATATGTTTCTAATACTGAACTTGTTCTTTCACCAGCAACATCGTTATCAAATCCAGTTTGTCCACCTGTTGAGTCATATACAACTATGTGTAATTCGTCATCAGAAATACCTCTTGCTGTAGCATGGTCTGAAGTTCCAGGTTCACCATCAAATAAGTCAAAGAATCTCCAATATTTTGTTACAAATGAGTTATCTGCTAAATCTGCAATCAAACCTTTACCTGCAGGGTCATCTAACTGTCTAATGGTTAGTGTTTCTGCTGATGCATCAAGAGCAGATATTTCGTATCTTTGTCCTTCATGACCACTTGCGAAAGTAGTACGACCAGCATCAGAATAAAATTCTAAAATTTGACCAACTGCAAAATCAGCAGCGTCAAAAGCATCCATAGTGATTACTGTATCACCAGCACTTGCACTTCCGTCATTTACTTGTTTAGCTGAATTTTGTGAAAATGTGTTTTTTGTACATATATCAACTTTTATACCATTTGAGTGAGTACCTGCAGTTCTTGCTGCAAATGCACCTACACTTGAGTTAGCAGAACCTAACGATAAATTAGGTCTATAACTCGATTGGTAGTCCAATGTTGATTTTATTAATATTCCAGTTCCGTCTGCGTCAGCATTTAATACGGCACTCTCTGTTCTCACAACTTTTAGTGTGTTTGTATATTGTAAAAAGTTAGCTGCAGTGAAATAGTATTCATATTGATTTGATGTATCTTTTGGTTTACCAAACAATCTTACTAAATCTTGTTCTGAACTAATAGTAGTTATTTCACCGACTGGACCTTTTTCAAAGGGACCAGCAACTGCACCAATAGTTGTAGCAACAGCAGGGACGATATTTGTTAAATCTATCTCATTGACTTGAACGCCTGGAGAAACTAAAAATCCCATAGCTCTACTCCTTTTTAAGTTAATTCTATTATTCAATTATATTTATAAAAAAACAGTTTTCATATGTTTGATTTTATACGAAGTCTAAATATAAACATGAGTGAACATTATCAAAAATATCGAAATACAATACGAAAAGTTGCACGAAGACATCGTAGACTAAAAGATAAATGGATTAATGAACAATTAAGAGGTAAATCTTGTAAATATTGTGCAGAATCTGAAATAGTTGTTTTAAAATTTTATCCAGACGATAGAACTATTCGTGCACAATCTCAAAAAATAAGTTTGAAAGAAGAGAATCGTAAAGAATTAATTGAAAAAATTGATAATAATGAAATAGTTTGTCAAAATTGTTTTATAAAATTAGATAATGATTTAATTGATGATGAACTCACCAGTTTGTATCGTACTTCCTAACAACAGTAGACCATCTATTACCATATTCATCAACTGTTTCTTTATCGTCTGGGTCATGTATACCATCAACTACGAATCCAAAAGGTGCCATGTCTTGTTCTAATTGAGATTGACTTTCTTTATAAAGTTTTTCTCTTACATCACTATCTGTCAATTCTTTAAAGTATGTTTGACCAGATAACCATGCAAACAGTACACAACACATCATTAAATCATCATGATGGCCCTCTTCTGCTTGAAATGATTGACCATGTTGTACAAAAGTTGACATTTCAGATATAATATCAAAATCTTCTAATATAATTTTATTTGATTCAATCATTGTTTTTAAATTAGAACAACCTAACTTTTTAACTGCCTTTGTAGTTCTAACACCAAGTTGTGCTCTACCACCACTAAAACCACCACCTACTATTTGTCCAGCACGACCTCTCATTGTTGCCATAATTAAATTCTCATATTCTAAATCAAATTGTAAAGAGTTTGCAACTTGGTCGCCTATATCATTTGTTTCAACCATAACATATGCAGTATTATATGCTAATGCAACTTCTTTTATAATATTTGGAAACAACATAGGTTTTATTTCATTATTTTTGTACTTACCTACTAATCTATATGGTATCTTACTTACATCTAATACAATAAATGCAGATGAATCTCCTTGTACACCTCTTGCCACATCAGCAACAATTACATATATACTATCTTTCTTTGGTTTTTCGTATATATCTAAACCAGCGTTTGATGTAATAGGATTCTTTGCAGGAATTGATTTTATTTTTGTTGGGTGAATAAGAGTATTGATAGAACCTAAAAATTCACACTCAAATTCTTTTTGAAACTGTGCCTCACTCGTATTTGAAATTGTTTCTTTTTTCCATTTCTCATCTCTACCTGGTACTTCAGACCAATGAACTTCTATGGGTACATAAGTATTCTTTTTCGTTTCTGCATCTGTCCATAATTTATAATACATATTCATACCATTTGGTGTTGATACAATAATAACTTTTGTAGATTGACCAGATGATATTGTAGGGTAAACTGAACTAAAAAATTCTTCTGCAATATTCGTAGGTACGAAAGCAAACTCATCTAAAAATATCATATTATAAGAACCACCACGAACAGCACTTGATGATGTAGATGATGCAACAATTCGTGAACCATTCTCTAATTCTAAACTACCTTTGTTCCAAGACATAATACCTTGTTGTAACCATTTAGGTAAATGTTCATATGCAAGTTGTAATCTAGATAAAATATCTCTTGCAGTTGCAGCTTTGTTTGCAAGTATAGCGACATTCATATTTTGATTAAATAAAACATAATGTAATATATACGAAACCATTGTGGTTGTTTTACCAGATTGTCTAGGTAATTTACAGATTGTAAAACGATTGTTGTGAAATGTACCAACCATTTCTT